TGAATTATGGGATATATCTTTAATAGATACTCCACTATACACAGAAACACCTATTACACCAGAAGATGATCCATTCTACTCAAATTTTGATCCATTAGATGATAGTCCGGTAGAAGAATTCCTTGTTGTTAAACACAATACATGTTATCCACAAACAATTCAAAAACCTATACAATCGTTTATTAATGGTGTGGAAAATTATGAAACAGTTCCTAATCCGTTATATAACCAATATTGTGGAATTATAACATGTTCGGATTCTGTTATAAATTCTGGATATATCACCAATCATTACACTAAATTTTATGATACAGAAACTAATTTAATAACGGATATAAACTTTGGTGATATATCAAGCTTAGAAGCTAATTCATATTTAAATAATTTAAATAATTTTGAACAATATTTATTAATCAACAAAGAACGAGATTTTAATAAAGATGACAGGAATGTGATTTTGAAACAATTAATATTGGATATATTTACCTATAATTTGATACAACGTATCCACCCAAGACAGATATCCGAAACAATTATAGAACGTTATACAACAGCAATCGAAACTTTAAGACAAATACAGAGGGGTGATATATCAATTAACTTGAAGAAATATGAAGGTACAGAATTTCAGAACAACATGAGTGTTCGATGGGGGATTTCAAAATCAGGAATGAGGAATTCATTTTAAAATAAATAAAATAAATATATCAAAATTACTAAACATATTTGGAATTATGGATATATATAATAAGTATCTTGTTTTGTTAAAGGGTGGTGTGTTTTAAACATATCACCTTTTTTTGATATAGATATATCAATTTTTTATATATAATATATGAATTTACAATTAGACGCTAGTTTATTTAATCCACTTTTCTTCAAATACTTAAATTCCAAAGCTGATAAAGTAGTGAGTTATGGTGGTAGCGGATCAGGTAAGAGTTATAGTATGTTACAATATATAATATATACTTGTTTACAGAATCCAGAGGAGAACTTTTTATGTATTCGTAAAAACTATGTGGATACAAAAGACAGTATATTTGATATATTAATAACTATTATTAAACAATGGGGACTCATCAAAAATGTTAAAATAAACTTATCGGACAGGAAGATCAGATTCCAAAATGGTGCACAAATTTTCATGAAAGGGTTGGATGATGTTGAGAATTTAAAATCATTAGCCCCCACTAATATCTTTATAGAAGAAGCAACACAAATCGAATTAGCTGATTATCAACAAATTGAACTTCGTCTAAGAGGGGAGAATGCTCGTAATGGTAAAATATGGTTATTATTTAATCCAATATCGAAAAATAATTTTATATATCACAGATTTTTCGGAGATGGTGTATTGGAAGACGAGAGTGTCGATATCTTTAAAACTACGTGGAGAAACAATAAATTCTTGACTAAGAAGGATATTCGGACCATAAACAATTATAAAAAATTGGATTATAATATGTATCGTATATATTCCCTTGGTGACTGGGGTAATACAAGTATGGACGGTATATTCTACCACGATTTCAATAATAAAAGTATAACAGATTGTGTTTATAATCCTAATATGCCACTTCACATCAGTTTGGATGAAAATTCCGTACCTTATTGCAGTTTAATTATTTCACAGATATATCAATTTAATGATAAAAGTATAGTTAAAATTATTAAAACATATGGATTATACGGAAAAAATATATATTATGTTTTAGAACGTTTCAAGTCCGATTATTCCGAACATGAAGCAGGATTGTTTATATATGGTGACTCAACCTCTCAAAAAAAGAGTGTGTTTTTGGAACAGGACCAGAACTTCTATTCTATTGTTATGGATAATTTAAAACGATATAACCCGGTTAAACGTGTGTTACCTTCTAATCAATTTGTAACAACTTCACGATTGTACATGAATAAAATATTTCGAAATGACAGTGATATATCAATTTTAATTGATCCTACTTGTAAAGAATTGATAGATGATTTAGAGAATACCAAGGTTGATATTAATGGTGGAAAAGATAAGAAGATCATAAACGATAAACTTAGAGGTATGAAATACCAAGAACACGGACACATGACAGATGCCTTATCGTATTTAATTATTCAGGCATTTTTCCAAGATTTTATTAAATTTAAAACAGGTTCTATGTTAGACTTTAAATTATCAGGTGGTAAAAGAAGAGAGGTTGGATATTAGCCTAGATTTGAATATTCGGTGATATATCCACAACATTTCTATACAGTCGATTGTAGGACGATATATTATATTATGTTAAATAGAACCCCTTAAAATTAATATATATTATATTATGAACATAAGAAACAGAAAAAATAGAGATATTAAAAATTTATCTACCAAGGTTGTGAATAACAAGCCTATTAATAAGATAAGTTCTCAATTAAGTAGATCAAGGATTGATTTCGAAACATGGAGAAACGCTATATCCTCCGCTGAGAGTGAAAGTTTTAGTAGCTTTTATTCTATAATGAGTGTTTTCAATGAAATCAGTGAAGATTCGGCTGTGAACTTATCACAAACGATAAGAAAGAATTCTATTCTATGTTCTGATTTTGAACTATTAAAGAACGATGAAGAAGACGAAACCATAGAAGCCTTTTTTGAAAAGAAATGGTTTAAAGATTTTATATCAATTGCCTTAGATTCAATGTTTTATGGATATAGCGTTATCCAAATAGATGAAATCAAGGATGATAATATAGTTAGTGTTAGTTCTATTCAAAGACAGAATATTAACCCAAGAACTAAACTATTATTAACCACACCACACGTACAAACAGGTGTTAGTTTGATTGAAAGTGATATATCAGATTTTTTACTTCTAATTATCCCGAACCCTGAGAAAATGTTAGGTATTTATAATGTGTTAAGTCCATATGTGATATCTAAACGTGTGGCGATAAGTGCCAATAATGAATATCTGGCTAAATTCGGAACACCTAATGTGATATATCAATCAAACATTCAAGACGAATTATACCGAAATAATATAGAGGAATACCTTAGCAATTATTCGAATTTAGGATATTTGTATGGTAGTAAGGAAGACACTATACAATTATTGGAAGCTTCTAATAATACTAATACAGTTTTCTTAGACACCATTAATATGGCAAATAAAGAGATTGGAAAAATTATATGTGGCAGTGATATATCATCGGAGCAAAGCTATGTTGGTTCAGCCGAAGTTCAAGAACGTATATTAACAACCTTTTATAAAACAGATAAAGTCTTTATTGAAAATGTTATAAACGATCAATTGATTCCGAAGCTTATTGGATTGGGATTAAAGTTTTTAGAAAACGTGAGATTTGAATTTGATAAACCAGAAGAAGATAATACAGAACTATTTAATAGAGTTATATCGTTGGCACAAAATGGATATAGTATTGATCCTGTGTGGATTGAGAATACATTCGGTATTCCAGTTACTTCTAATCCAGTTGCTGATATATCAAAAAATGATAATAAAGATGTGTAAATTAAATATTAAAAATGCTATAAATTCGGAATTCGAACAAATGTTTATGGAGTATTTGAACATGAAAGGTGGTGATATATCTTTATATGATCCGAGGATAACGGCATATATGGAAGAATATTTACGTTCTAATATAACTCCTAATTATACTAAGGGTAAGAATAATATAAAGAATTTTGATGCGAATCTATATAATTTTGCATTATTTAAAACTGGTAATATCTTAAATAATTTAAAGGATATCAAGAAAAAAGTAGTTGAATCAGAACAGGAGATGATATATCAAAAATTATTGAATGTTCAATCAGCCGAATTGGATGTGGAACAATACCAAGTTGAACACATAACACAAACAACAGCACAATTCGCCAATGGTGTTAAATTACTTGTATATGTAACAGAACAGGATAAAAATGTACGAGACACACATAGGTTATTACAAGGTACAAGTATGTTCAGTAACGATAGTAGGTGGAATCGTGTTATTAAAGAGATGGAA